TTATATTCCGGCCACTTTATTGTGGGGCATCTGTGGGGCATTAAAGTCAAAATCTGAGTTCAGCAGAGCTACCTGGTCGCCGTTTTGTTCCGCCATCCATTTACCATAGACGTTGAAAACCATCTGGGCATTTGTATGCCCCATCTGGTTAGCAATGAAGCTAGGGTTCGCGCCCGCACTCAATGCCCAGCAGGCAAACGTGTGACGCGATTCATATGCTTTCCTGTGCCTGATACCTGCTCTTTTCAACAGGTGATTCCATGCCGAGGCTATCGATCCTGGTATATAGCAAATGCTTTTTGATGGGTAACGACCCGATACGTTTGGATTGAAAACAAAGGTACATATGTCAGTTCTTTGTTTACCGTACTCCCTCAGATGAACAACAATTTCGTGCTGCTCTTTCATGCGGGTAAACTGCATCTGACTTTTCAGTGCCTCTATAGCTGGCTGGGTGAGGTTAATTGTCCTAATGCCGCTTTCAGTTTTTGGTGGAGTGAAGTGATCAGAGATCGCCAGGTTTCTGTTTACCTTTATCGTCCAGTTGACGGTGTCTACATCCTCCCAGGCTAAAGCACAAATTTCACCATGCCGCATGCCGGTACTCACCGCCAGAATCCAAAGATTTCTGATCTGCTGGTGATTAGCGGCATTAAGCAAACGTATAAACTCTTCTTTGGTTAGCGGGTCAGGCTCAGATTTTGATTTCCTGAGTGGACGAATATCAGATATGGCCGAGCCATTTGTGTAACCGTTGCGCTCCGCAAACTTAAGCATCTCGAGCATCACAGCCATATAGCCGTTCACAGTTCGTACAGTTCTCCCTTTTTTGTGGGAGCGCTCAAGAGTTTTACCGATAAGCTGATAGCCAGTTAGAAGTTCATGCCTGAGAGACATGAGATCCTCGTGGGTAAGTGCTGAAATGGGCATCTCATCGTCCAGAATGCGAAGGCACATTTTCACGTACGACGTATACCGCATATGGGTGTTCTTCGCCAAAACCGTTTGCTTCAGGGCCAGCCATTTGTAAGCCAGTTCTGAAACCGACGTCTTTAGTTTGCGATCATCATTAACCTGAGCTCGCGGTGAATTAGGGAACTGGGCGGTATAGTCGAATGTGCCTGTCCTGATGGCGTAGCAAATCGAAGTCCTCAACTCTCCAGCTATCTTTCTGTTTTTGGGGGTATCGGGAACGCCAAGACTTTCACGAACCCTCTCCCCTTGATACATGAACCACAGGCGCAATGAGCCCCCGTGATTCTCTACCCCGGTTGGATATTTAGACATGCCTTTTCCTCGTTGTTAAACGCAGGGCTATTTAAGCAGATTTCTGACGCGGGATCGCCGGGCGTTGCCTTTCAACCCAGTTATCGACTTCGAAACGGTTGTAGAGGATAGGTGAGTTGTCTTTAGGCTGAAGGTCTCCGGAATAGTGCTTATACTCGCGCCCCTCAAGCCAGCTTTTTTCACGGGCCGACTTGATTGCATGCTTTGTCAGCCCGGTTAATGCAATCAGTAATTCTTCTGATACCCATTTGTTGGGCACCAGTTGGATCGTATCGCTCATGAGTGTCTCCAGGCAAAAAAGAACCCGGCGCGGGGCCGGGCAAAAGGGATAACGTGGCAGTGCTTTCGCACCCAATAGCCAGCTCATAACTGGCTATCAGTTGCGTCATGGTTTGATGTGAAGGCGCGGTTCGCCGTCTTTCGGCTCCGGCCACTGGCGCGCTATATTCACCTTCAACTTTTCTTCCAGCGCCGCGGTGATTTGCTCATCGGTGATACCGGCGCGCCGCTGTGCGTCCCATAGCAGGAACTGCATATCAGCCCATTCGCTGAGGTCGCCAGGATCGGCGGCAGCTTCCAGCGCTTCTTTCGAAAGGTGTTTCAGCGGTCCAATGGGGCCGACATTACCGAAGGTCTTTTCTGACCATTCAGCATGCTGCCGCCGGATCAGGTTTCTGGTGAACTGTGATTTCTTCGATTCGTAAGGTTTCACGCTATCTCCTCATGCCGCACGCAGGGCGCGCAGCGATTTAATGTGCTCGCTCGTCTCCAGTTCGGCGCGTATCTGTTCCGCCTCACGGTGATCGAGGTGCTCAAAGTCATTGTTGAATCGGTCGATTGAAGCGGTGTTGATCCGGCCCTGTCGCCAGTAGCGGACTATCTGTGATGTGCAGCTGTGAATGATGACGGGCCAACCGTGCTGGTCAGCGTAAATCTGACCCCGTTGAATGAGTGCAAACATCACGCACCTCACTGTTATTGATGGATGAACCTAGTTGAGATTTGGCGCTTTGATAAGCTGCTGAGGCTTCTTCTTCGGTTGCATAGTCACCGAGATATTTAGTCTTCCCATTTTTTGTTATGTTCGCGGTCCACCGACCTGAAGGTCTTTTCGATACCCCAACAAATTTTGATGTACTTCCTTTTCGTTTCCTTTGATTTGACTGCTGTTCAGACAATGTCGACCATCTGCAATTTTCAGGACAATAACCAGAGGAGTTGTCTATTCGATCGAGGGTTGTTCCTTTTGGTCTCGGCCCCATATCTTCATAAAATGCTGAGAATTCCCGCCACCTATCGCATACTATTATTCCCCGGCCTCCGTAATCCTCATATCTCTTGTTATTTACATTGTTGCACCTCTGCATCATTGAGTCCCAACTGTGGTACTCGCGACTTCCTGTCATTCCATGCTTTCGTCTAATTTTTGAGACGGTCTCTCGATGAAGGCACCCACATGATTTAACTGATCCATTTTTGAAGTTGCATAGGCGGATGGCTTTTTTATTTCCACACTCACACTGAAACAAACCCATTTTGTGTTTCTTTTGTGATGGCAATTCCTCTAAAAAGGTCAGACGGTTCTTCTTATCTCCCGGTTTTAATTCTGTAGGCATATCACCCCCTAAATATCTTGGCCTGTCTTTCGGAAAACTCTGCACAATCGACACATAACTTGACGCCTGGAATGACCTTCCTTCTGCTATCAGGAATTTGTGATCCGCATTCTTCACAACGCTCAGCTGATACGGCGTTGCGGTCGATGCGGTGAGCGGAAAGGGCGGCGTTACGCTGAAGCTCTTCAATCTCTGCTGCTGTGTCGATGATATCGGCCATTTTCAATGCTCCCGGAACTGTCGGTTAATTCGGTTGAAGGTGAACGCCAGCAATAAAAAAGGCCGCGATAGCGACCTGGTGATTTGCGATTTCATGGCTGTATCCATCCTTTACCTTTGACGTGCTGAATAACGCCAAGATTCCTGAGCGACTGGAGCCGGCGATCAAGGATGCGGAAGACGTCCATCGGGTGCTTTCCTTCTGCTTCAGCAATGACGAGGCACTCCTGCCTGACGGAAGGGCTAAATAGCTCCGAAAAAGAGGTTGGCTGAGAGCCGATAGCGCTTAAAACTTCGCTATCCAGTTTCGCGTATTTGGTCATGCTGCACCGCCTTCAGGAAAATCACCGAAGTCAGCAAGGTCAGTTTCGCGATCGAACTTAAATTCGCCTATATCGACAACCTCAACTTCGTGTTCGTAAATATCACCTCCGCCACTTTCAAGAATCTCCATGGCTTCTTCCAGGCTTTCAGCATCCACTCTGAAGGTCTGCGAACCTTCTGCTTGCTTGACCTCAGTGGTAAAAAGAAATCTTTTCACGATTCAACTCCGAAGCGGCGATTAAGCCGACCTGTGTAAACGACGAACTCCAGGAGGCTAACTCCCAGAGCTTCTATTTTCTTGTGATGCTTGTTGATGATGGGAGGGACTGTATCGTTCCAGTTTGGTTTTGGCTTCTTGCGCATTGCCTGCTGGATTTCCTCGGTGCAACGGCGGCAGGCGGCGCGGATGGCGTTGTCTGTTTCTGGTGTCATAAACCCTCCATATAGGCCCGGATAAATTCAGCCGCAGCCTGTGCGTTTATGGCGTTACCGTAGCCTTTGAGTCGGCCGACGCGGTTGCTGCTTGCCACTCTTGCCACCCCGGACTCGACTCGTCCCAGGCGCGCGGCAGCCCCATCAAC